CGTCTGTAACCTGTTCACCTAGTACTTTTTGTGCCTCACGTACAAGATCCCACAGGGCTGCTTTCCGCGCCTCAAGCTGGGGGACCAGTGTGTTGTACCGAGATTGCGCCTCCTGCACGGCGACGTATGCCGCGTTTACTAGTTCAAAGACTTCCTGTGGAATCTCGTGCGCGGGGGGCTCTTCCGGTGGTAGAGATGGGACCGACTCCTCAACCTCGTCTTCATCTAACTCATCCATTAGTAACTCTTGTAGTTTTTCTAGTAATCGCTTTTTTACCATTTTTAGTCTCCTATACATTTATGCTGATTTTACATAGCTAACTAGTATGAAATCCCCGGTTGTCGGGGCAGTTGTGAAAGTAATTTCGTCATCTGCGGTCACCGTGTAGTCGAAGGCGCCGGCGGAGCCTGTGCGCATCAAGACCCCATTTTGGAAAACCAAGATCGAACTAGTAAAGGAAGTGGCACCGAGGGTATACACGGTGTTGGCGCTGTTAATCAGCCCTGCAGGGGTCTCGTTGTAGGTGCTGTTAGTTATGATTGCGTTGTTGATCGTGTCACCATCCAAAGAACCAGTGATTGTTACCGTGATAGCTCCACCAGTGTTGGTGGCAGTAACGCCAGGTCCAACAAAGTTTAACGAATCAACACCTGTTGTTAATTCGACGCCCTCATCGCTAGCTGAGATAGCGCTAGCATTTACTGTTACTGTTACGTCGTTTCCTGACGTCGTTGCTGTGATAGCGCTGCCGACGAAGTCAATGGAGGACATGGCAGTCGTGAGATCAACCCCCTCCTCTTTTGCAGTGATAGCGCTAGCTGGAACATCGACAGTGACCACATTACCGACTGCAGTGGCGGTTACGCCGACGCCCGTAAAATCGATTGTTGTCAGCGCAGTCGTAAGATCAGCGCCCTCATCTTGTATCGTGATGGCTGACCCTCCTGCCTCGCCTCGGGGGTTGGGCATAAGGGGTACTTTTGATCTACGGGGTGTAATTTGCTTGGAACCGTGTGTGACAGTCACCGCTTCGCCACCTCTGAAAAAGGATCGATCGGTCCAATCGGGGATGTCCCCGACCATCACGCGTTCACTAGGGAGCACGATCTCTACTGGGTTCTCTCTCCGGGAGAAATAAGGACGATCCCTGTTCTTGCCCTCACCGAAGACATACCCCAGAACATTAATGGTGATTTTAGTATTGTAGATTCTCTCATCTTCTCCGAGAGATGCCACATTGTTATCAAAGGCATAGCTGGAGTCAAAAAATGCCTCATATTTATGTTGCTCGTGTTCAATAATGAACTGGGTGACGGCCCCTGAATATACCACAAACGGGGTCAGCAACTGGTTCATTTGTTCTTGGTATCTAGTTCTAATGTTGACCTCGTATGTCACATTCAGATATACGGGAGTCGGGATGGAGTAGATGTCATAAACGATCTTCTTTGTGCGGCGGCCGCGAGTGTTAAAGTTGACCTTCCCGCTTCCAACATCACCGAACTTGCGCGCAGATACAGCGTCTGCATAATCCCCTGTCTTATCAACGTTTATCTCTTTAGCTACGGTGAAGCGGCCGCCGACTCCACCGATGGGGTCATTCTTTTCAGGCAGATTGGCCTGAATTACTCCCTTCCTCCCTAGATCCTTCTCGACACCTGTGCGTTCAAAGGTCATGATAGGCAGAATCAGCGCTCCGAAACTATCACGCAAACTCTGATCGTGTTTCATTTGATAAGCGCGCTCCGCACTTACCCACAGTACCGGGACTTTCTTCCAATCTTTGTGTGATTCTACGAAGTTTTTGACCTTATCTCCAAGCCACTTGCCCATCGCAAAGTCAATATTCTCTAATGTGGCAGGTCGATATGGTATCCTTACACCATGATCACCCTCAAGTAGTTTGGCGCTTGTAGTTACTAATTTGTTGTCGTCACTCGCCATCGAACAAGCCCTCTCTGGCTCTTATACACTGGGCAGAGATCTGCACCGGATTATCAGGCTGTCCGTACATTAGCTCCGGAAGATTCCATGAAACAATTTCATAAAAATACTCTCCAAACTTTATGAAATCGCCTTCGCGAACATATAAATCTTGATCCTCTGTTAATCTCCGATTGTGGAAATGAACCGTCAAGGACGCTGTGCGGTCAACACCGAAGGAATCGGCTGTAGTTTGGTGCCCCTCCCAGTCAACCAGAACGTAAACACGGATCGGAGGCAAGAATGTCTTTCTGGGCGCCTCGCCATATAAAGGATGATAGTCTGTATCCTCGATGCTGATTGGAAAATACAATATTGGTTGTCCAATGACGCGTTCTAACAGTTCATCGTTGACCTGCTTGACAAAATCGCGCTCCTTTTTTCCCGTGAATAAAGGAGGAGGAGGATTCGGAGGTTGAGACCACTCATCAGACATTGATCATGTTATCCCTTGTACACTAAGTGTGGTATGTTTTTAAATACGGTGGATGCAGACTCCATCTTCTCCGCTTCAAGTGCTGCTAACTTGCCATAAGTAAGCTCATCAAGAGTCGTCTTCAGTTCTTCTCTGAGGCTCTCCTGTTCTTCCTTAGCTTGCGAAAGAAGGTCAGAAGCGTTTAGCTGAATATCGCTGCCGGGAATTGGAATCGTTGCAAACTTCCCTCTGATTTGTCCAAGCATTTCCTTTGCCAGTGATAGAGCAAACCGGCGAATCCACTGCTTGCCGATACTATTAATGCTAGCATATGGGATGTTTTCAAAAGGAATCGTGTTCATGTTGTTGATTCCATATGCACCATCTTGTTTGTCATCGTCTTGATCCCAGGGTTCTGTTGGGATTGTGAATTGGACCCAGTACTTGGAGACTCCTACGTCTGATGCCAAGGGGGGAGGGAAAAGCCTCAAAACATTGTTCCGGATCTCATAAGAATAGTGTGAAGTCCTCGTATACATCGCATCTTGAAATGCCATATTCTGAGCCTTGTTCTGCCACACGGGAATAATTTGATAGGTTGAGTCGTCGGCGAACTGCCCATACGTTGACAAGTTCCCAACAACGTTAACTCCTCCGTAATAGCCATAGAATCTCCACATGGCGCGGGGGGTCTTGTAGAAGACTCTTCTTATTTTGATGCGCTTATTATTAACCAACTCAAAGTAAGGTACATCAGAGTCAGTCGCAGCCGAGGAGGAAATTATATTTTGTAAGTCATAATCCTGGCGTCCTGCGACTGGAGTTAAAGATGCAGAGTAAATCGTGTCGTCCCCTCCCTCGGCCACCATTGTACCCACTCCACGACCGATCCGTTGGGCATATTCAAATTTTGTTCTAGGAAACCGTAATTCTATATTGGAGCCGGATAGGGCATCGGCAGCAACAATTTGACCATCTTCGTTAAAAGAAGCGGTGGCAGCGCCGAGTACGTCAGACAAAATATTCTTCGCTTGATGCACGTTGACCAAGTAAGAGTATTCTAAAACCGACTCTTCGTATGCCGCATAAACCTGGGAAGCGGAAATCTCAACGTCCAATATATCGCCACCCAACTTCTTGTAGGTGTACGCAACTTGGTCCACGGCGCCGGAAACAAATGGGGCACTGTCATAGATGCCAAAAACTAAATTACCAATAACATCACTATGCGTACCAGTAGGTGTAAGCACCACTGCACTTACTTGGCTAACGGGAGTTAGGGTCGGAACTGCCATAAATTTCTATCCTCCGAAATAAATAGTATCTATAAAAACAAAACCCCGCTCTCTCACGAAAAGAGAACGGGGTTCTGATTTTTTGTGTCTCAGACTTTGCTGCCTCGACGACCAACCAGAACGAGGTTCCGGAGGAAGTAGGGGTCAACAAAGACATCCCATTTCTTGCTGAGGTTACCAGTATTGACGGCACCAACAGTGCCCTTGGTATCATCAGCAGTGACGTTGGCGCGGAAGCCAGACGTGAACTCTAAGAGGTTAGCAACCTCAGGAGCCACGACGATGAAGTTCGCACCGCCACGGAGGGTCTTCCGGTGAATACGGGCAGACACATCGTTGATGGTTTCAACGAGAGTCTCGTACCACTCAGAAACAGTACCCGTGAACTCTGGGAAGCCGGTCGAGTCGGCGGGTTGTTCAACACCCGATCCGTTTTCACGATTCACAAAGTTACCAGGCATACGCGACCAGTAGAGAGTTCCAGCGGTAGCGCCCTTGATGAGATCATTGAGGATCTCTTGGTCAATCTCTAGAGCAATCTGCTCAGAGAGAATCGACGTAAGCTCAACCTCAGCGTCGAGGTTGTGGTAGGCGTTGAGGTCCTGACCTAATTCAGGAGTCCACTTGGCCTTGAGCTTCTTGGTGACGGCGGTGACACTCACGGAGTCCACCTTGATGTCAATCTCAGGAATGTCTTCCTGGTTCTCCAGGTTCCAGAGGCTAGCACCAGCAACGGCGCCGATGACTCCGTCGCGACCTTGGCCGCTAGCATTGACGAAGTTGTCATCAATGACGAAGCGTGTGTCATACGACGAAGCGGTAAGGCAACCCAGCAAGCTGGTGGGTATGCCGGCAGCGGTGGCGTCGCCGTCGTCGAGTATCGAAGTACCCGTAGCTTGTACAACAAACCTCAGCTTGAGGTTTGCAGCGCTAGGATCGCTACCCGTAGAACCGGATGCCATACTTGTCAAACGGCGGACCAAACGTCCGGGAGCGAGATCGCTGTTGTTCCAGTTGATTGCAACCAAATTCTTGAGATTTAGCTGTGCAAGGTCGTTGGAACCTGTGGTCTCGAATACAACGACAACAGAACCGGAAAGGTCTGGATCGAACTGAGTCAGTTCGTTCAGAGTATCCTCTTCGGCTTGCGTCAGTGTGGTTCCTGCAGGAGCAGCGAGTCCGTCGCCGATAGTACCAGAGGAAACTACAACGACAGAAGCACCCCAAGTGGCAGAGCCAGTTGGAGAAGCATAACCATTGTTAAGGTTGTAAAAGCTGCTCTCAGCATTAGCACCAGCGAGATTGATACCACCAGTGATCTGGTGACCAACCACACCACCACCGTAGACTGAGTCGTTGGCGGTGATTCCAGCAGCAGCGCGATCGCTGTTAAACTGGAAGTCTAGGAAGAAAATGAGACCTGATGGCAGGCTCATTGGTTGTACGGAAACTAGTTCATTCGCAACTAGTCCACCGAAAACACGACGCACGATGGGGAAGGCGACGGCTGCAAAGCCCTCGACATCACCTGCGGCCATGGTTGAAGCCTCTCGGAGAAGCTCCTTTGCTTGGTTCTCAAGCAGAA